AGCTGGGCCTGACGCCCTCAGCTCGGGCCGGCCTGCGCGTCGAGATTGTGGCGCCCGGCCTCTCAGTGGACCGCCTTTTCACCCGTGGCGGCTGACGGCCCCGAGGTCGACCCTCGCCTCCCCGCCGCCTTCGACCTGATCGGCCGCACTGGCGCCGACAACATCCAGTTCCGCTACTGCGACGAGGAGAAGCCCGTCGTCTGGATGGCCCTGGCCGAGTACCACGACCATTGGGAGGTGGCGGCCGGCATCACGCCGGCAACAGCCGTCTTCCGGTTGTGCGAGCAGCTGGTCGACGGCGGCACCTGCACGCACTGTCACCGGCCCACTGGCGTCACCTTCGACTTCGACCCCATGCCCCTGCCCGAGGAGATCTGCTGGTACCAGTGGGACCCCGAGCTGGCCACCTTCAGGCGGGGGTGCGAGTGAGCACCGATAAGGCCCCAGCCGATGACATCGAATGGCCGCGCTACGTCCGCTGCGACGGTGCCGAGTGCCCCGTTCAGTGGGAGCACTGGCACTGGGTCAACGAGGACGGGACAGCCGCCTCGTGAGCGACCCGGTCTGTGGTTTCACGTTTGACAACAGCCGTTGCCGCAAGCGGGGGCCGCACCGCTGCCAGCACCGGGTCCGCCATGTGCTGGCCTTCTTTGCCGAGGCCCTGGTCCACACCAAAGGGCCATGGGCGGGCAACCCGTTCATCCCGGCCCAGTGGCAGCGCGACGAGGTGATCGGGCCGCTGTTCGGGGAGGTCCAGTGGGACGAGTTCCATGGCCGCTACGTGCGCAAGTACCGGATCCTTTACCTCCTGGTGGCCCGGAAGAACGGCAAATCGGAGCTGCTGGCCGGCATGGTCCTTTACCTCCTCATCGCCGACGGGGAGCAGGGGGCGGAGATCTACGGGCTGGCCCTCGACATGTCCCAGGCCGGCTTGGTCCTGAACGTCGCCCGCCAGATGGTCCGGCGCAACCGGTTCCTGAAGGAGCGCCTGACCCTCATCGCAGACCGCATCGTCGACGAGGCCACCGCCAGCTTCGCCACCATTTTCGCCTCGGACGCCGAGGGGGCGCTCGGCCTCAACCCCTCAGCGGCGTACATAGACGAGCTGCTGACCCAACCCGACCGGTCGCTGTTCGACGCCCTGCGCACCGGCCAGGGCACCCGCGCTCAACCGCTCCTGCTCCTGGCCACGACGGCCGAGGCCGACACCGCCGGCTTTGCCGCCCAGGAGCGCCAGTGGTCCGAGCGCGTGCTGGCGGATCCCGCCCTGGAGCCTGAGCGCCTGGTGGTCATCTACACGGCGCCGCTCGACGCCGATTGGACCGACCCTCTCACCTGGAGGCTGGCCAACCCGGCGCTCGGAGATTTCCTCGAGCTGCGCACCATCGCCAGCGAGTGCCACACGGCCCAGGGCAACCCGGTGGCCGAGCGCTCCTTCCGCCAGTTCCGCCTCAACCAGGCTGTCTCGGCTGTGGGCCGGGCCATCAACATGCCGCTGTGGGACGCGGCGGCCGGCGAGCTGAGCACCTTTGAGCTGGCCGACCACCACGACGGCGACCGATGCTACGCCGGCCTGGACCTGGCCTCGACCTCTGACCTGGCCGCCTATGCGCTCGTTTTCCAGTCCGAGGAGGGCGGCTTCGATGTCCTGTGGCGCCACTTCGTCCCCTCGGCCGCCATGGTGGAACTCGTCAAGCGCACCGGGGGCCAGGCCGGCATCTGGGCCAGTTCCGGTTTCCTGACCGTGACCGAGGGCAACGTGCTCGACTACGCCGCTATCAAGATAGCGCTGGAGGCCGACCGGGAGCGCTACGACATCAGGGAGGTCGCCTTTGACCGGTGGGGCGCCGTCCAGCTGTCCACCGAGCTGATCGACGACGGCTGGTCGATGCTGGCCATGAGCCAGGGTTTCGGGGCCATGTCGGGGGCGACGGCCGAGCTGCTTCGCCTGGTGGGCCTGGGCCTGTTCCACCATGGCCGCAACCCGGTCACCCGCTGGGAGGCGGGCAACGCCGTCACCCGGTCTGACCAGTTCGGCAACGTCAAGTTCGACAAGGCCAGGAGCGCCGAGAAGATCGACGGCCTGGTGGCGGCGGTCATGGCACTGGACCGGGCCGTGCGCCACACTGGGCGTGAGCGCCGCTACGCAGCCGCATCGTTCTGAGGAGGTCGAACATGGCAACCCGCAAGGCGTCCAACCCGGCCCGCTCCAACGCCGCCCGCCACACCAGCGAGTACGGGCTGGCCGTGACCAAGACCTGGAGGGGCGCCAACTACGCCTACCCGAGAGGGGCCGGCGCCGACCGGGGCAAGCGGCCCAGCTACCCCATCCGGCCCAAGGCCCGGGCGCGCGGTGCCCGCACGCGGGCGGCCCAGCGCGGGACGGCCGGCACCCTGTCCCACGTCGACAACGCCATCCGCCATGTCTATGGCTCAGTGCGCGCGATTTACCGGGGTGGGCGATCTACAACCGGGCGCGCCAGCGCCGGCCGGCGCAGCTCCACCACCACCACCCGCGCCACCCGGGCCCACGCCAGCCACCGGGCCCACGGCTTCTAGTGTCCTACGCCCTCACCCCGCTGCTCGAAGTCCAGGAGCTGACGCGCGGCGGCCCTTATGACCCAGTCGAGATCCTGATCGACCTCGACCAGGCCCTGGAGCACCGCCAGTGGGACCTGGAGCATTACGGCGCCTACTACAACGGGCGCCACACCCGCCGGTTCAACAGCGAGAAGTGGGCCATGGCCTTCGGGGGCCAGTTCCGCAGCTTTGCCGACAACTGGTGCCAGCTCGTGGTCGACGCCGTGGAGGAGCGCCTGAAGGTCGAGGGCTTCCGCTTTGGCGGCCAGGAGGCTGATACCGACACCTGGGACATCTGGCAACGCAACTTCCTCGACGCTGACTCGAAAATGGCCCACACCGCGGCCCTGGTGGGCGGGGTCGCCTACGCCCTGGTCTGGTACGGCGACGACGACCGGGCTGAGGTCAAGGTGGAGAGCCCGCAGCAGGTGATCGTGGCCTATGAGGCCGGCAACCGGCGCCGGCGAGTGGCCGGCATGAAGCGCTGGTTGGCCGACGACGAGACCGTGTTCGCCACCCTGTACATGCCCGATTACCTGTGGAAGTTCCAGGCGAAATCGGCCGGCGGCTCAGAACGGCCGGCGCCCATGCTGGGCGGCTGGGAGCGCCGGGAGCTGGCCAGCGAGCCCTGGCCGCTGCCCAACCCACTCGGCATCGTCCCCATCGTCCCGCTCATCAACCGGCCGCGTCTGCTGGCCCTCGGCGCCATCGAGGGCGACAGTGAGATTGCCCAGCTGATCCCGCTCCAGGACGCCGTGAACGCGGCCCAGGAGAACATGATGGTGGCGGCCGAGTACCAGGCTTTCCGCCAGCGCTGGGTGACGGGCCTGGACATTCCCACTGACCCCGAGACCGGCGCGCCCATCGAGCCCTTCCGGGCCGCCATCGACCGGCTGTTCGTGGCCGAGAACCCCGAGACCCGCTTTGGCGAGTTTGGCCAGGCCGACCTGGGCCAGTACGTCAAGCAGATCGAGATGTACGTGCAGCACATCGCCAGCCAGACCCGGACGCCGCCCCATTACTTCTATTTGAGCGGTCAGTTCCCCAGCGGCGAGTCGATCAAGTCGGCCGAGACCGGCCTGGTGGCCAAGGTCCGGGACAAGCAGGTGCCGTTTGGCGAGGGCTGGGAGGAGGTCATGCGCCTGTGCCACGCCGTCGAGGACGACGAGCTGGCCACCTACGACAGGGCCGAGACCATCTGGGCCGACCCCGAGAGCCGGTCTGAGGGCGAGCACGTCGACGCCACGCTCAAGAAGAAATCGCTCGAGGTGCCCTGGCTCCAGCTCATGCGCGACCTCGGCTATTCGCCTGAGCAGATCCGGGAAATGCGGGCCATGCGCACCGAGGACCAGTTCCTCAACGCCGCCCTGGCCCTGGCCCAACCCCAGCCGGCCCAACCGGCCCAACCGCCGCCCCTCTTGCCGGGCCCGCCGCGCTGATGACCGCCGAGCGATTGGCCGAGCTGTTCCACGACACCTACGAGCGGTTGGCGCCCTCGTTCGGTTATGAGACCCGCAAAGCCTCCGCAGTGCCGTGGGCCGATGTGCCCGAGCAGAACCGTGCCCTCATGGTCGCTGTTTGCGCCGAAGTCCTGGCCGTGCTGAGCGCGCCCTGATGGCCACCCTGGCCCGGCCGGCCCAGCTCCTGCTGGCCCGCGCCTACGTGGCGCGGGTGGAGTTCATCCGGCGCGTGCTGGGGGCCGCCGCGGCCGCCGCCTATGAGGACATGGACCCCTTCGCCCAGGGCGACGTGGACGAGTACGTCGACCGGCTGATGGCCCTCTCCGGCCCGGCCCAGCGCGCCCTGGTGACCTCGCTGGCCGGGTACCTGTCGGTCGTCTCTGACGAGGGCTACCCGGACTGGGACGCCGACGAGTTCTCGGGCGACGAGGTGGTGCCCGATGTGGGCGAGGAGCGGACCTGGCGCATCCCGTTCTTCTCGTTCTGGGGCGCGCTGGGCGCCGGCCTGGGTGTGGACCTGGCCCGCGAGGCATTGGCCAGCGACCTCGGCCGCACCGCCCAGAGCCTGCTCTCCTTCAGCCAGGCCAACGCCATGGCGTCCATGGCCGGCCAGCTCAACCTCGGCTACCAGCGGGTGCGGGCCGGCGAGGGCTGCGAGTTCTGCAACGAAGAACCGGACCACGTCTACACCGACGACCCCATGCCGCTGCACATCGGCTGCCGGTGCTCGGTGATGGCGGTCCCCAAAGGAGGTTGACAAATGGGTGCGGACGACGGCGACGAAAAAGACAAGGTGATCGCTGACCTTCAGCGCGACCTGGGGCTCATGCGCAAGCGGGCCACCGACGCCGAGGGCGCCTTGAAAGGGGCCGAGCAGGCCCAGGGCAAAGAGTTCGAGCGGGGCAAGGCCGAGGGCGCGGCCGAGGCCACCAGCACGCTCAAGCTGGAGCACGCCAGGGCCATTGCCGCCGCTGAGGTGCGGGCCCACGCCGCTCGGGTCCTGGCCGACCCCGACGACGCGCCGAAGTTCCTGGACATGAGCAAGGTGCTCGACGCCGCCGGCAACGTCGACCCGTCTGCCATCAGGACCCAGCTCAACGAGCTGGTCGAGAAGAAGCCGTACCTGAAGGCGCCTGAGCCGGGCGCCGGGGACCCGCCGCCTGGGTCGCCGCCTGGATCGCCGCCAGGATCGCCGCCAGGATCGCCGCCTGGGTCGCCGCCAGGGAACAAGGGCGACGGCGACGGGGGCCCTCGGGGGGCGCTGGCCCGCACCGATGGCGACGCCCGCATGAACGACACGCTCCGCCAGGCCCTCAGCCGCTAGCATCACCCCTGATCCCCAGCTCGCCCGTGGCGGCTGTGGGAGGCCCTCGTGGGGCGGCCCCGGACGCGGGGTTATTCAAGGCCAACCTGACCCGCCGCGTCCCACGGAGGCAACATGCCCATTACCCGCCCGTCAGCGCTGATCCCGCTGGAGTACGCCCGCCAGATCCTCCAGGAGGCCACCGACCGGTCCGTGTCGCTGCGCCTGGGCTCGATCCAGCGGATGACCAGCGCTCAGCAACAGATCCCCGTCCTGTCCGCCCTGCCCGCCGCCCGCTTCCTGGCCGCTGTGGGCGACGTGAAGCCCCAGACCGATATCCAGTGGTCGGCCGAGACCATCACGGCCGAGGAGGTGGCCGCCACCATCGCCGTCCCCCGCGCCTGGATCGACGACGCCATGTTCAACCTGTGGGGCGAGATCCGGCCCCGCCTGGCCGAGGCCGTGGCCAAGGCCGTAGACGACGCCATCATCTCGGGGGTCGGGGCGCCGGCCAGCTTCCCGGTCGGCGGCATCCTGGCCATGGGCAACCCGCCCGTGCAGGCCCTACCCAGCCCCGAGCAACCCGACCTGGTCCAGGCCATCAGCATGGCGATGACCCGCATCGAGAACACCGGCCTGGACGTGACCGGCTTCGCCGGCCGCACCAGCGTGCGGGGCCACTTCCGCTCCCTGCGGGCCACCAACGGTGAGTGGCTGGTGTGGGCCCCGACCCAACCGGGCGCCCCCGCCACC